TTTTGATGATTTTACCTAATACATACAAGGCAATGATTACACCTGCTAATTCTACTGGTAACTTAAATTCTAAAATTGATTGTTCTAACATATAAATTCTCCTTTTTCTTTTATTATAACCTATTTATAATACTTTTCCAATTAAAACAGTGCTTATAATTAATATAATTAACCATTTGACAACTTCTTTTACTATATCTTGACTAAAGGCTCGAGTGTCGCTATTCTTTGAAGTTTCATTCTCAACTTGATTTATCCTATCGAGATATACATCCATCTTTTCTGCTACATTTGCCATTGAATCTATTAATTGATTCAAATGAATCTCTGTTTTAATATCTTCTTTTTCTAATTTTACTACTTTATCTTCTACAACTTTAATTCGTTTTTCTAGTTTTTCAAGTTGATCTTTCATAACACCACCCTAACCACAAAACACTATTCTATAATAAATCTAATAACTCTGCTTTTGTTAAACCACATTCTGATTCTATTTCATTAACTCTATTTCGTTTAGTTTGCTTTGCTTGAAATACTGCTAAGATTTCTCCATTATCTAATGATAGACCATCTTCATATTTAGGATTATCTATAACCCCAGCTACAGCTACAATATGTTTTTGTTCGTAGTGTCTAGTAGTTAAATAATCTAATTCTACCATTTCATCTAATAATTCTTTGTATTCTTCAGCATAAACACGATTACTATTATCAAGTAATTTCTGATTATATTCATCTATTTCTGCTTGTGTTGCTAATCTATCATGAGTAATTCTTACTCCATCAACTAATTCTGTTATGTGGATATAATGCTTATTATCTTGTTCGTATACACTCATATTTACACCACCTTATATATTTCTATTACAGAACCATCTACAAAATTATTAACTGGACATAAGAAATTCAATGAAGTTATATTTGTAATAGCAACATTATATTCCATACCATTAATACCTGTATCTGTTAACAAACCTACTCCAGGTGCACCAATCATAAATTTATTTTGGCAATTCATATATTTAGTTCCGTTATCATTTAATAAATTCATTATCATATCAATTCGTACTTGACTTAAAGCATCAACGAATGATGATGTTAATCTATGTGTATTTCCTTGTGCTACTGTTGCTACTGAACCTTGATTTAAAATAGAATTATATCTATAATTTGCTTGTGTTGTATCAGCATTTATTTCTAATAATAATTCATTATTCATTTGACCGTTAATAAAAATTTGATATTTATTTGAATCTCTAACAATATCAATTAATCCACTTTGCACTACATTATCAAATGTAATACTTGTAGGATTTGCACCTGCAACTGTATGTATTAAATTACCTGACGAATCGTAAAATTCAGTATCGGTTGCAGTCACTATTGCTCTTACTAATAAATTTGATAATTGACTTTGACTAACACCTGTCACATTAAATTGAGTACCATCATAATATAATGTTTGTTGTGTATCTTCTACTGCACTACCTAAAATTTGTGATCCATCTTGGAAAATATTTTTAAATGTACTTCCATTATCAATGCTTAATCTAGCATTTTGTGTATCATCTATCGCTGTTGGAAAATCAATTGATATTTTACTTCCTGTTGATAACGAATAAAAACTATCAATATCTAAAATATAATCTGAATTAACCGAGATTGTTGCTGTATTAAATAATGTATTTAATTCTGTTGCATCTTCATTTTTATTTAAATTTGTTTCATTTATTGCTGGTGCTGTACCATTATTATATGTAACCTTATCATAAGCCATTTAATCACACTCCTTTATGCTCTTGATATAGTATCTACTCTTGTAACATCTACTTCTTGTAATGATGTTTTTGTAAAGTTAAATAGAATCCTAGAAACTAATGTTCCACTATTTGCTGCTGCTGTAGCTCCACTTCCTGCAAATATTCCTATTTCTTCCCATGTTGCAACTGCTTCACTATCTAATATTGTATATGTTGTTGTAAATTCACCTGTTCCTGTTAAATTACTTGTTAAAAATTGTGTTCTAAATATTTCAGTATCTAATTGAGTATCAGTATCTGTTATTGCTGTTGTTCCTGTTCCTATTGCTAAATATTTTATTTGTAAATCAGGTGTTATCCCATCAAATACATTTACTAAACTATTTAAAATAGAATCCATAATTCTATTAAACTCTGTAAATTCTTGAATAGTTCCATCTTTATTTTTGACTTTAATAATAAATTTACCACTATGTTTTTCTTTTTCTTTAATCAATTAAATTCACCTCTGTATTCAAAGTACCAGGGAATAATGTATCACTTGGGAATAATGTATCACTTGGTACTAATATATCAAACACTTTAATATTTACATTACCACTAGAATTATTTGTTTCTTTAAATTCCTGTAATATAATTAATACTTCATTTTCACGAATAAATAATTCTTCACCTACTGTTAATCGTTTGAAGAAATCAACCCAACCACCAATATCTTCGCCTGATGCACCTCTAATTGTATATCTTAGTATTTTATTACCTATATCAACTATTCTTACATCTGTGACTAATATATCCTCGTTTAAGCCTAGTTGTGCTGATTGTACATTAACTATATTCCCAGCTGCTCTGATTGTTTCTGATTCAATATTAACGTATTTAGGTATATCTCCGAATCTTCTTAGTAAACCATTCCCATATTCTACTGCTGCATCTTTATCATCTATTTGTAATTGATCATCCACTCGTTCATATATACCTGATGAATTTTCAATAGTTCCCTGACTTGATTGTTTCGCTGCATCTTCAACTAATACTAATATTGGTTTTAAACCTTGATAACTTACTGTGATTGTATCTGTACTTATTAAGATTGTTTCAGCAAAATCTTGTGTAACTGCATTACTGTTTTTTTGCCAATACCATTCCTTACCAGTATCTACACCTAATATTCCTATATTCGCTGGATTAACAGTTATCGTATTTATTTTTATTGTTGGTTTTTTTGCTATTGGTAATCTAACAAAGAATACTTGTGATACACCATCTGGTTCTGGTGTTGCTGCTTCGTCTGTTTGTATTTCTGTTGTACTATCTCCAGCTCTTACATATTGTTTGTTCCTATATGTTTGTCTTGTTTCCTCAACATCCATAACTAAAGTATTTGTATCATTAAATGGACCACCTAAATTATCAGCCTTTTCAAAGAAAGTTAATTCTTTGTCAAAATCAATATTCCAGTTTAATAATGCTACATCTTTAATATAATCAAATGCTTTTGAAACTGAGATTCTATTAAATACTGCCTGTGATATTACTGTACTTCCATTTGCTATTGTACCAACTGTGATTCCCTCACCATTTAAGTAATTTGTTACTATATCATTAATAATAAAGGAGATTGTTTGCCCCTCATATGTAGCTGCTACTAATCTCCTATCTGTTACTTGGTTAAAATCAACACAATCTATTCTATATTCATTTCTCGGTAATCCATCATCAGGACCTCTTAAATATCTTTTAGTAAAACTATCTATATTACCTCCGAATATTTTAGTAGCTCCATCTAATATTATTACTTCTTGCCCTGGTGTTATTGTACTTGCTGTTCTAATTCTGAATCTAGCTGTTGATCTTGCGTTAATTTTATCAGAGATGGAGAGTGTACCATCTCTTGGTGCTTCGCTATTACCTGCTATGGTCATTGTTAAAGCCATGATACACCTCCTAAGCTAAACCTTGCATATTTAATTTTCTTACTAATTCATTCCCTATTAAATCAGGATCGTTTGTTTGAATATTCATGTTAACTGTTACTGGTCGAACTGATTGTGATGTTCTTGGTGTTCCAGGTTTAACTAAATCTTCAAATTGAAATCTATCATCAAACTGACTTTTAGGAATGCTTGGTTCTAATTGTTTAAATTGTGGTTCTATTATTATTGGTTCTACAGTAGGTTTTTTTGGTATAATTCCTGGAAGACCAGGTTTTCCCTCAAAACCAAATGTCATACCCTCACCTAATACTGCTTCTTCTTCTGGTGTTAATTTGAAAAATTCTTCAGCTTTTTTTATTGCTTTACCAATAGCACCTGTTACTTTTTCCCAATTTAAGGCTATTGCTACTATGGCTGCTACAACTCCTGATATAATTACAACCCATCCACCTATTGCAATACCGAATAATGTTGCTGCTGTAGTTGCTGATGTTGTTGCTGCTGCTGCTGTTGCTGTCGTAGTTGCAAATACTGCTAATAATGTATTTATACCTGTTAATATTTTAAAAGTTGCAAATGCTGCTGTTAATGATAATAAAACTGTTGTTAATAATTTAGCATTATCTATAACAAACATTATCGCTTTTTCTACTGCATCAAATGTTCCAACCATTACTCGTTCAATTTGTGGCATATTTTGCAATATCCAGTCTAACATTTCATTTAATTTTGGTAGGAATCTTTGACCTATTACTTCTAATATATCTCCAAAAGCATTTTGTGCTTGTTTTAATTGCCCCTCTGTTGTTTGTGACAATGTTTCAGCTAATCCACCATAGTTTTGATCTAGTATTTCTACTAATGCTGCTGTTTTTTCTGCTTCAGTACCAGTTTTAAGTATTTCTGATTGTGTATCATTTAAAATGATTCCAACTCTGCTGAGACTACCTACTTGACCACTAAAGGCTTTTCCTAATAAATTAGCTGCATCAATAGCATCTTGTGTTGTTGCTTCTACACCTTTATTTGCTGCAAGTAAATCTACTAATGAACCAGTTAATTTTGCTGCATTATCTGCTTGTAAACCAAATGATAACAACTGAGATTGACCAGTAATTATTACTTCATCACCAAATGTAGAAACTTTTTGATACTGTGCTGCTAAATCTTTCATACTATCTATTTGTTCATCTGTTGCTTTTGTAACTTTTTTAGCGATTGATTCTAATCTTGCTTCTGCTTTTTCTTGGTCAGCTGCTGCTTTAACTGCCTTTACTGATACTGCAGCTAATGCTGTAACCCCAGCTGCTCCTACTACTGCAAATGTTTTTGCTAATGCTTTGGTACTTTTGGTTATCTTAGACATACTTTTATCATAGTCTTTTCTATCTGCATCAACCTTTATAAATAATGTACCTAAATTTACTGCCATTTAATCACCTCTTTCGGTGTTTGTTATTTTGTAATATGCAATCCATTCCGAAAATTCACTCGCTGTCATTCGTTCGCCTAGTTCTGAAACTGTCATTCCTAATTCTTTAGCTAAATGAAACATGAACATTCGAGATGGATCGCCTTTTAGTTTTTTTCGTTTTCCTCTGAATCATTTAATCCGTTTAATTCTGTTGCAACGGTTGCAATTTCATTAACAATACTTGCTGGCATTCTATCTTTAATTAATTGAAGATCATTTTTACCGAATACTTTTTCATTGTTTTTGAATAATGTTAATAACACTAACTTAAGAGTAGCATCTTTAAGATTAGGTATTGGTTTTCCATTCACAATTTTATATAAACTTGATTGATATTCTGAAGAATCTCCTGCTGATAGTTCTCTTACTTCCCATTCTTCACCGTTAATTTTAATTGTTTTGCTTTTAAACTTTAAATTTAATAATAGTTCTTTGTTCATTTTCTATACCTCTACGATCATTTGATTTGTTGCTTGTAATGTTATTGATTCTTCTGATAAATCTTCAATTGAAATAGATAGTGAATTATCTGCTACATTCGCATAAAATCTAAATGGATCATCTGTTGAATCTGCGTATAATTCTATTACTTTAGTTGTTCCATCTAATAACATATCTATAAAGAAATTATCAATTGAATAAAATTTTCCTAATGTTGCTTGTGCTGTTACTAATGTTGGTTGAAATCCTCGTTCTGATTCTTGGAAAACTGTGTTATCTAACATATCAGTTTCACCATCAAAACTAAATTCTTTTGCTTCTGCTACATTTGTCAATGTTACATATGTTCCTGTAAGGGTGATAACTCGCCCTCCATCAACTGTTCCGAATGTTACCGAACCATTTAACCTATTAAATGTAAAAGCCTCTACAGTGGGAACTCCACCATCTAAAACGGTTACTGTTGAATTGAAAGCCCATATATTTTTCGCTGTATCTGTTATTGTATATGTTTGATTGTCACTAGTTGTTGTTGCTTCAGCTGTAAATCCTATTTGAGAAGATTCAGCCTTAACCAGTGCTTTATAACCTTGTAAAGCCATTTAATCACCTCTTATGTTAAGATTGTTATTGTTCCAGTTAATTGCAATGAATATGTAACTGTTACTTTACCCTCTACTGTTGGATTGATTGAGAAACTCGCTACATATGCATCTGCTGAGAATCCGTTTGTTCCATCTACTGTAAATGCTGGTGCTGTTGTTGTTGTTAATAAAGTCTTATTTTTCCATGCATTAACTAATACTGTTTGACCATTTGTATCTGTTGGTTCATAATCTCCAGCTAATGTAATTGTTGCTGATGATAATCCTGGAATAAATTCTCTTTCTCCGTTTGAATCGAAATCTGTTGTATCTAATTGGTCTAATACTGGATCGAATGTAATACTATTAATACCTGCTACATCATTTGTACCTAATTTAATTGTTACTGCGTTTCCACTTAAAGCCATCTAATCGCTCCTTTGATTGAAATATTGTTTTGGTTTATTTATATTTTCAAGATTAGTCACTCTTTCTTCTAATCTTTTAATATATTTCTTTACTTCTTCTAATTCTTTTTTAATCTTTTTATTAAACATTTTGTATTTCCCATCTCGTAATTCTACTATTTTTGTTATCCTCTGATTGGAAAGTTTCATTCGGTGCTGAGAATAACCTATACTTTATTGAATGCATTGATGTTTTAACATCTTCTAATGTTGAATCCATACTTGTTATATCATCTACATTTGTTATTACTTCAACTTGAAATTGTACTTCTTCACTATTTAAGTGAGTATTAAATACATAACCACCCACTGTATCTAATTTACTATACCATGCTGAGGGATAACTAGGATTTGCTGGTGGGTTTCCTTTCCAATAAACATTTGTAACATTAACTTTTAAAGCATTATATACTTCTGTTCGTAATTCTGATTCTGTTTTCATTTAATCACCCTCTTTAATGCAGTCGCTAGTGTTTTTTTAGTAGTTGCTTTTATTTGGTTGAAACTTCTATTCATAAATCCAGCACTACCTGTTTTACTCAAAAATTCAACAGGTGGTGCATATATAACATTAGTTCCTACCACTAATTCTTTTGTTTTTTTATTAGGTAGTAATACATCATCTGCTTGATGTGGTGCTTCAGGTGCTACAACTCTACCAGCTATTGTATATGACATTGAATTTCTTAATCTACCATCTACTACTGGAGTATTCTTTTTAATTACTGCTACCGAATGTTGTCCGACTACTTCTAATCCTTTTGTTATATCTACATCTAGTTTTTTAGAGAACTTTTCAATATTTCTATTTATTTCTTGTAAACTCATTTAATAACCTTTGATGCAATAACCATCATGTGATTAGATGCACCTATTTTATTTTGATTAGCAATTAATCTCACTAGAAATTGTTCTCCATCAATACTTATTTGTTCAGCTTCTACAAATCCACTTCCTGCAGGTGCGAATATCTTTTTAAATACATTAGAATCAGTTATTCCCCATTCTTTATATACTTTTTCTTTGTTGATAGGTTGCACATCACATAATACAGATGAATCATTAGACCATGTTTCTTTTATACTACCTAGTGTATCTACTACGGTTTTTGTTTGTAAATAAACTGTATCTGTATTCCACATACTAACACCATCTTAATTTTCTATATGAACTTAGTCGAGAATTAAAAGCATTTCTCCAACTTGTATCTCCACTAGAACTTGATGTATAAGATATTGATCTACTACCTTGTGATTCACTTGCAATACCATTTGTTGAGCTTGTATTGAATGTTGTTATCTCAGCAATTAAATCAACCAATTCTCCAGGTATGAATAATTTAGTAAATGCAGTAGTTACTTCTGGTTCTGTTTGTATAGTTAAATCTAATGTAGCATCTATTGTAATACTTCCAGTATCTATTGCTGTTATTAAATATACACCATCATTCAACCTAGTATTTTCAATTTTTATATATTCACCTACTAAGAATGTATCTGTAAAATCACCTGTGATTGTATCATTAGATGTGAATGTTGAATCAACTGAAAATTGTAATTCTATACCACTTGAATTTCTTTTTATGAAAAAATTGTTTAATTCTCTTAATACTTCGTTTAACATATTATCACCTCTTTAGAATAATTCCAATTCATCTATACTAGAATCTATTTCTGTTGCATTTGCACTTAATACCGTAAATACTGCATAATCTCCAGGGAATAATACATAATTAAATGAAGAAACATCTTCACGAATATTACCTATTCTTTCTGTTGTAAATATTGTGAATAATTCAGCATTTGCTAATGATATTGTTGGTAATCCTGTTGAACTATCAGAATATTCTAAATTTGAATTATCTGTGTCAACATCTATAAATGTTCCACCTACAACATCTGCTGCAGGTACATTATAAACTTTTATTTTACTTGATTTAGTTCCATCTACTGCTGCTTGGAATATTCCTAGTATATCCTCTATTTTATTATCTTTACCTTGATAAATAGGTTTATTATGGAATACTGCGAATGCTCCCTCAACTCCACCTACTGAAGTAAATGTGGCAATATCTACTGAGAATCTTCTTGCTGATACATCTCTTTGAACTCCTGATCCACCATATACTCCTGCATATACTGAACCACTTTCAAACTTTAGATCATCAGTGGTTGTTCCATTATCTACATATACATTAGGTGGTAAATATGGATTTTCAACATGAGTTGTTGTTTGTGAATTCGTTAAATCTATAACATGGAATGTCACCCAACTTTTATCTTTACCACTATATACTTGGAAAAATATTGGTGCTATACCTAAATAACCATATGTGATTCTAAAAATATTCATTTTAGTTTTATCTAAGAAAAAGTCTGATGGTCCACTTCCATCTAATTTGTCTAGATTGAAGTTTGCTTGAGTAATTTCATCAACCCATACTCCATTGACTTTTCTGAATGCTCCAAAATCTGCTCCTAGTGTACCTATTGCAAATCCATTATCATCATCAAATAAACCTACTCTAATTTGTGAATCTCCAGTACCAGCAGTATAAATACCTGTGAACATTATCTCAGCATCTCTACCTGCTACATATCTTAAATTCCTTTTACCTTTAAATTCTGCACTACTTCCTGTTGTTGTTCCTGATGTTACTGTTAATAATGGACCTATAAAATCAATAGAACCAGTACCTACTAATGTATTAGTACCGAATCTTGAATCACTAGGATACAAGAAGTTTTGAGCTAATTCAGGTTTTCTTTGTGTAACCAATCTACCACCGAATATACCATTAAATGGACTATTATTTTGATTCATGAATCCAGGATTATTTACATTTAAAGAATTAATATCCTTATTAAAGACTATGTCAATTATTTCGGTTGTTCTATTTTGGCTCATAACTAAGTACCGTTATACCCTATCGCACTACCACTTGTTAAAGTTATTGATGTCCATTTACCATATATTGTTCTATCTGCTGGAATTGATGTAAATACAGTTAAATCAGCATTTGTAATCCCATCTGCATCAACTTGTGCTGCTACTACTGTTGCTTCAACAAAATATATTGCAGTAAAAACTCCACTATCAGGTAATACAGGACTAGTACCAGTAATTTCTTTACTTCCTAAATTCCCCATTTTCTGTTCCATTAGTTCTGTTTGTCGCATCATACTCATGTATTACACCTCATTTTCCTTTAAGAATTTTAGTAATGTAGCTTTATCATAATTACTCCATCCTTTATATCCTTTTTCTTTTGCATATTCTCTTAATTCTTTAATATTCATATTTTCAAAGTCTACTCCTGTTACTTGTTCAACTCCTACATCTATTTCTTCCTTAATATATGCCGTTCCCATTTCCATTAATCTATTTATTGTATATGGATCTTCTGTTTCAAATTCGCCATTTTTAAATGTACATAACAGCCTATTTTTCTTTGCATCCCATAATACCTTTTTACCTGTTTGACAAAATATCATTTAATCACTCCTTTTTAAAGAAAGGGTAGGCTAAACACCCACCCAAATTATTCTATACAAATGTTTCTACACTTGTTCCACCAGTTACTGTAACACCTAATACTGTAATATTTGCTACTGTTAATGTATCATCTTCTGCTGCTGCCCATGTCGCCTCAGTACCTGAAACAACTACTAAAGCTCTACCACCAACGATTGATAAAGTAGTTGATACAATTGATGCTGTACCTCCACCTGTATCTGCAATTGATAATGTAGTTGCATAATCAGCTGTTAACCAATCATGTAATTCTCCTGCTGCTGTTTCAATTTGAATATTAACATTTCTAGTCCATGCACTAGTTGTTGCTGGTGTATCTACTGTTTCAGGATTAATAGTCATAACTATATCACCTGCTAATGCTTTATCTCTTACTAAAAATTCTTTTCTTACTGCAGGTTGTATACCTAACTTCTTTAATATATTACTCATATTGTCCTCCTTTTAAGCTGTTGCTAATCCAGTTACTGATCCATGATATTCTTCTGGTCCATAATCTAAACCAACTTGAGCATACCATTGCCCTTTTCTTGATGCTGCAACTTGAGCTAACATTTCAAATGTCATTAATTGCCCCTCGAATGGTGTAAATACTGGTGAACAAACACTAATTTCAACTGCATAAATTTCATCAGTTGGCATATGTGGATCGAATACGATACCTACCATACCGAAATCAGTTTCGATTTGTTTAATATTAACTCCACCAACATTTCTATCTTCTGGTGCGAAACCATAAATATCTGATAATTTTTGTTTTTGGAATGCATTTGCTAAGATTACTACATTTTCAAAGATTGCTCCTGTTGATGCCATTGTTGCGAACATTGTATCTGCAATTGCTTTTGTTAAAGTTGCCCCAGCTGCTGCTACTGTATTAGTAGTGATTGCATTTTTAAGTCCTCGCATTTTTGCTGCTGTAGATACATTAACTGCATCTTGGAATGCACCTTGTAAGAATGAATATTCTAAATCAATTGCGATTTGTCTTAATGCTGCTTGTCTTTGGAAATCAAATTCATCTGTTACTGGTTGGTCACCTAATACTGAGATTCCACCAATTTCACCGACTGTTGATTGTTTTGCGTGTGATACTTCAACTGTTTCTTGGAAAATTTGTACTGTGTTTGTATCTTGATCTCTTACTACTGTTGTTGCTGTGTTGCTTGATACTGAATCAGCTTCTGTAATTGCTGGTTGTGATGCTGCTGATAATGACCAAGGTTGTGCTACTGGGAATTTGAACGATCTAGCTCTTTTCCCTCCGTTTAATCCACCAATCATATTTAAGAATGGTGTTTGGTTTGCTCCTATTAAGAATAGTTGCCCTATATAGTTTAAATCTTCTCTATCTGTGTATGCCATTTTTTTATTCTCCTGTTTTTTAAATTTTTGGTAATTTACTTATTTCTCCAGATAATGCCATCATTAATCTAGCATCACCTTTCATTTGTGCTTCGTTATAATCTTTTATTAACTGAGCTCGTTTTCCCACTTGTGGTGCTTCTGTTGTTGGTTGTGGTGTTGTACCGGTTTTCACCATTTCACCGAATAATTTAGGGAATTTTTCTCTAATCCCTCCAATCGAATCAGTTAAACCAATTAAATTATCACCATCAAATGTTAGATTATCCATATTAATTTCTCTTTTAACCATTGATAAATATTGTTCGTCAACATTATTTTTTAATAGTTCTAAATCTACTCTATTATCTTTCTTGATCTTTAACATTTCAATTCTATGTTGTTCTTGTGCTTTGATATTATCAACTTTCATTTGTTCTAAAGTTCCCTTTAGTCCATCATAATCTGCTGAATTCTCTGTTGCTGTTTGTAATTTTGTGTTGATTGCTGCTATATCATTTTGATACCTTTCAGTTAATGCCTTATGTTCAATTTTCAATGAATCATGTTTCTCAGCCTTTACCACTGTTCCATCATTCATAATTGCTAGTTCAACATCTCCTAATGCTTCTTGTACTTTATTAGCTAATTCCTCACCTAATAATTGTTTTAATTTTTCAATCATAATTTTCTCCTTAGTTTTTGTCGAAGTGTGTCCACACTCCATAATTTTATATGTTAAATTAGTTTCCTAATTATAACGTTAAATGTGTTTCCATCTTTTTCTTTTAATAATGGCCCATACACCATCATAACTTAAATTATAAAGAGTAGCTAATTCTTTATAAGAATAATTACCTGTAGCATATAGTTTTCTCATTTCTAATACTTGTTTTTCAGTTGTTTTTGTGAATGTGCATTTATCGGCCGCTAATGGTTTTCTTGCTCCCACTTTATAAGCATGTTTGTTATTCTCGCTTTGTGTGGCCCATTCTAAGTTTGATACATTATTGTTTGTCTTGTCGCTGTCTATATGGTTCACCGTTGCTTTATTTTTTATATTATCAATAAATGCTTCAGCTACTAATCTGTGAATATGAAAATTTTTACCTTTATTATCTTTATATAAACTTACGAATAAATAACCATTGTTTTTTATTGATAACGATCTCAACTTTTCTTTTACTGTATGTTTATATGGTGGTGTATCATATTCGACAATTCTTTCTAATGACTTAATTTTTCCTAAATTGCTTACTTGATACAATCCCTCATAATCTTTAATATCTTTCCATATCTCTTTCATATTGTATCTCCTTTTTATTTTAAGGAGTGTTGGAACATACCCAACCATTCATTCTCCAATATGATTATATTCTTTTACCTTTATCCCATTGTTCACGAGTTAATGTCTTGTCATAATATATAGCTCTGTGATTTTTAGCATCCATAGATGCCGGCACGAAATAAGTATTACCATCCAAATTTCTAGCTATTCTTGTTAGGCCCTCTTTACTTGTATCGAAGTGAGCCGTTGTTGTTGAACGGCATGAAACGTGAACCGGAGGATACGTCAAACCCGTTATTGCTTCACTAGTTTTAAATATTTCACCATCTAATGATGTACATATCTCACTAGTGCGATTATCTAATGTAGCTACATATTCGTAACTGTCAACTACTCCAGATGCTTCATATCCTGCTAATGTAGCTTGATTGTATGAGTTTGTTACTTCAGTATCTACTAACCTTTTAGCTACTTTAAATCCACTATCCATATCTTTTGCTATTCTTCGAGCCATCTCATTATTAGATAATCCTTGCACTATACCATTGTTTAATGTTTGATTAACTGTATTTGCTAATCTTGATCGGTTATTCCATACTCTAGTGCTAAAATTTTGACCGTTAACGGGGTTTCTGGTTAATTGTGATATAATGTTAGGGTTTAGCAAATCGAACCTTTGACCTATTCCTAAGCCTCTGTATGCTTCGTATACCGTATCAGGGTATGCACCATCTACTATATTCCCTAGTGTTACTTTCATAAAATCATTTTGATCTTTACTTAACTGGAATAATATATCATCTAATTGTTGATTTAATCTTGTCAACCTTGTACCTTTAACTAATTGTTTATTTGCTGCATTTGGTGTTACTACTAGTTTTTTTGTTGTACTAGATATTACTTTTGTTCCATCTGCTAATGTAGTGAATACTGGTGATGATTGTATTGTTCCATATTTAGCATAAAATGATTGTATTTCTTTTAACATCTCATTCTTTGAATCTTTGAATAATAGTTGTAAATCTTTTATTGATAAATCACCTTGTCTATAATATCTTCTTGTTTGTGCTTCGTATCTATCTAACCAGTATTTAGCATCTCTTACAGTTAAATCTTCTACTCTAGCCATTATTCGTTATCCAATTTAAAACTTTCAGTATCTTCTAGGTTATCTATTCGTGCAGCTTGTTCTTGTGCTATCAATTCGAGTTCTTTTTCTACATCATCAATCATAGGTAGATTTGCCAATAGTGTTCTATCAGATATTATTCCTTTTAATTTAACTAATCCCTCTATGATTTCGTTAACATTAAATATCATTGATGTATTAAATACGAAGTTTATAGATTTATAATCATGATTCGTTCCATCTCGTTCATTGATAAACTCTACCACGAAGAACATAAATTCGCTTAATGTTGTTTTTAATTTAGTAATAAGTTTATTTGCTTTCAAGTCTAACCCTGAATACATAGCCTTTATTACTACATTTGTAATTGATCCACCTGTTAATTTAGATTCATTAACTCCTTGACCTACATCATAGATCATATCAATTAACCAACCCATCATAAATTCTCTAGCTTCTTTAGGAATATCTAATGTTTTCGGTTCTGCGTTCGATTTATCATCATTACTTAATAGTATTGCTTTAAATTTTTGTAAGTTCAACATAAAATCTGCTAATGATTCACCCTCATAACCTCTTAATACCCATATTGCAAGTTGAATATCTTTCAAATCGTTTACAAATCCACTTGATACTACATCTAAAGCATCAATATATCGCTTTATAGGAATTAAATCAGAACGTTCTTCATTATTATTAGCTAACGACAATATAGGCACTCTACCCCAACTATTAGCTTCTAACTTATCTGGTGAAACTGAATCGAATGAATGTGTTTGAGATTTATCAACAAAGTTGCTGTTATATCTATACCAGTGATACTCAGGATTATATGTTACTCCATGCGTTCCAGGTACTACAAATTGATAAAATGTCTTTCCTGTTTCATCTCTTACTTCTCTAAATATTGATACTTTTTCATCATCCCATACTTCAACTCTTAATGTTGTTTTAATTTCATCATCTACAACCCAATCAAATGCGTAATATCTTATTGCTTGTGTTACTTTGTTTTGTTTATTCTCGATAAATATCACTTGTTCAGCTGGTAATACAGAATATTTAAAATCTCCATTTTCATCTATGAAAGGTTGTAATGATTCTCTACCTTTATTAGATGCACCTTGTATTAGTTGTTGGACCTTGTCATTCCATTCCATACCTAATAGTTCAATTACCTTATCTGCTAATTCTTCTTCTGTTGATTCAATCACGATAGGTTTAGAGTTTATATATCCATTCTTTTGATCTACTAATTTCTTATGTAAGTTATTAACTATTTTTTCATTTGATTTATTATAATCTGTAAACTCTTGACCATCAACATAAAACTTTCTGAAATCTCTTAATAGTATATCACTTTCAGTATTGTAGTACCTTACACCATGTACCATTTCAATCTTTTCTTGACTTACTTGGTCTTTTTCGATTATTTCTTTTAATATAGCTTCCATTGTAACTGCTCCAGCCAAATCAACATTTTTATGAGCTATATTACTTGTTGTATTATCATGCATTTTATCACCCTCTTATTTTAAGAATTTAATACCACTTGGTTTACTTATAAACTCGTTCATCATTGCAATACTGTCTGCTGCATCATCATGCTTGATTTTACCATTTTTAGGATAATGTGTTAATTCGTACATGAATTGTTTATATTCAGGATGATTTTCTATATCATCTCTAAAGTAAAAGTTCTGTTTAACACTACCACTATTCATTATTATTTTGGTGTGTTTATTTTGTGATGTGTGTTTCCAATCTATCGTTGTTCTACCTTGTTTCAATTCTTTGACTTTTTGTGCATAACCTTTACCACCATTATTCGATTCAAATCTCGCTTTACTTATACCATATTCATCTAACATTGCAGCGACTCGTGGTTGTGTTACTTCTATCGGATCTTTAGTGAAAATTATATCAACTATATATACATCATTTCCATATATATATCCAATAGGTTGTGATAAACTATCTGAACCCTCGTCTGCTATATCACATACTGCTACTTTAGTATCTGGTTCACTTTGTAATTGAGCTAACTTAAATCTGTTTAAATCACTTTCGGGTAATAATAATCCCTCTTTAGGAGTTGGATTTTGTTGATATAATGAATCAAATACAATTGGATTGTTCTCTTTAATACTTAATAATGTTTCTAGCGAATGTTGTTCAGCCCATAATGCCTCGCCTTTTTCTCTAGGATCATCATCTGTATCTGTTTCTTTTATAGCTTCATATAAAACTACTTCCCATTTGTTTTTCTCGAGCCTTAAAAGGTGTCCTGCGAGATCTTCTTCATGCCATCTAGTAAATACTAATAATTGCTGTGAATTATTGTGTAAGCGAGTTTTTGCAACTGTATCATACCAATCACGAACATTCTCTCTAATTGTAGAACTCCAGGCTTCTTTAGCATCTTTGTATAAATCATCCATTATTAATACATCTAATTTTCTAGAAGTTAATGGACCACCTACACCAACCGATACTAATGAACCATCATGACCTATTATTTCGAATTCATCATTATTCCTTACATAATTATCTTTAGAGCCTTTAGTCGGTAATTTAGTGTCACTGTATATTTCTTTGTATTCTTCATCATCTATAATTCTTTGAATATCTCTATTGAATTTTGAAGCTATTGTACTATTGTATGCTACAAGACCTATTTTTTTATCGGGATAGTCACCTAGCATTTTAGCTGGTGTTCTTCTTGTTGATATTTCACTCTTACCATGTTGTGGTGGCATAAATACCATTAAGTTCTTTATATCACCCTTAATAAATTGATCTATCTTCTTGCAATAATTAATATGATGCCAATTTGATTTATAATCTTCTTTAGTATACTTGGTGAATTCTAATATGTCTAATCTACATTCCCTTATTTTCTTTTCTTTTAGGAGTTTAAGTTTATGTATTTTTTCTTCCCTAGTCATATTGTTTTAATTCTTTTTCTAATTCTTCATCACTCATAGCTTCGTATTTATTAACAATACCACCACTATGTTTAATTTCTTGTTTGTCTTTTTGATCAAGGTATTGTTTACCTAGCCATATAGCCATTGTAGAGTTAGTATCAGCCAATCTAAACTGTTTTCTTCTTAGACTTACTTTTGCTATATCTATTCCCTTTTTATATATACGACAAAATTCTTCATCTCTTTGTAATGTTCTTACTGATATATCTAGTTCATTTGCTATCTCTTGCTGTGTAGCCATTACTGAAGACATACCCATAACAACATTATAATCTATTTCTTTTTTTGGTCTACCTACCTTGTTAGCCATCTTAATCACCTTTTTCAAATATATCTATTTCATCTACAAATTCAAATTCATATTCATTCATTACTTCTGACGAATTACCTAATCTTATCAAATGGTTTAATTGTTTTGTTGATACCAATATTTTATTTGTTTTATCTCTTTCGCATTTAAGCAATAATTTGTTATTTAAACTAAATAGTTCAAAATGGCTTGCAATTTCATGTGCTTTGCTATCTTCTTTACATTGCTTACAATCTTTTATACTCAATCCTACATTTACATTCAAATTTGAAATGTTTTTTGCTTTCTTTTTCATAGTTATCTCCTCTATTTTAAAAAAATTCTAGCTATTCTTCAGGCATCCTATCTAATGTTTTAGTTACCTTATCATTTTGATTCATACAAATTTCTATTTCGTTTAATATTGATCTAATATGTTCCATATTTTCAGGCACTATTTCTATTGTACTTAATTCATCAATGAAATTACCTAACTGTCCATCATAGAAAGCTCTTAACTCTAATAACTTTACTCTACTCAATGCCATATGACCACCCCTTAATATTATTTGTATTACTTGAAAAACTTCCTTGCTATCTTTAATATTTGTTTATTCCATAGCCTATTAAGTATTCTTCCTTTGCATACTGCTCGTATATCATTTGTTATTGATAAACTTTTATATATTTTATTCTTCATATAGAACACTTATTTATCATAATTCGTTTTATTAATTCCGTTTTAATTTTATCTTCAACGGCTTTATTATAATTATTGTTAAAAACAAATGTGTTGTTTTCTTTACCGCTTGGTACATTCAAGCTATTATCTATTATGTTTGGCATTGCTAAACTTAAACTAGCTTGCATTGCTCTAATACCACAAATTGAACAGATTTTGTCTGTTGTCATATCATTAACACCAATCCATTTATGATTGCATTTCATGTCTATCGCTCCATTTAATATATAATTTATTTTTCATCTTTTATTCTTTCTATTTCATCTTGTAATTCTTTAATTCTCTTTAATTTAATTTGTTCTTTGTTTGCTTCATCAAAATAATATTCATACTGTTCTATTTTACAATCAGAATAGTTTAACGGAATTTCATCATACCATTCACCGATTTCAACTTCTTTATAATCTGCTATCTTTAAACTCATATCACTTCTATCAAATAAAATTTCTAATTCTTCTCTGTTACCATATGGTTGTTCATTGTTTGTATCGAAATAATATATGGTTGCTTTACTTAATTTCATCTCTATCATCTCCATTTAATTAAATACAGCCTTTCTCTTACCTGTCATGGATTCCCTTTTTATTTGGATCAGCTGCACTATATATAGCTTGTTTATACTATTCTATTCTAGAATACTACATTTTAATGCAAATTAAAAGTAAATTAGAGATATTTATACAAAAAACTAGCCTTTAGACCAGTTTTGTTAATATTTTCTTGTATTCGTTGTGTGTTATGTAGTATTCGTAACCATTTGTCATTATCAACATTGCATATCTACCATCTATATTCTGCATTTCTATTACATTATCTAAGTTTATATAAACTCTTTCACCCTTTTCTAATTCGCATAATTCACTACTTGCTCTTATAAACATAATTTCTCTCCTTTTTATTTGATTAAATATTTCCCTATCATTGGTACTGTATAAGCTTCACTCTTACTTATTACTATTCCACAACCTAATATTGGTTTTTGGTCTTGATCCTTTGTATAATCAAATACATAAGCATCTAAATCAATTCCACAAGCAACACCCATACCGAAAAGTAAATCGTTTTCATTTCCAAAGTATTTAACTCCAAATACGCTATGTGAATGTCCAGTTACAACACTCATTAAACTTTTTAACATAGTGTTATAAAATCCATATTGACCACCAGCAGGTTTATGTTTATATTTAACACCATCTATAATAAATTTATTTTCTAATTCCCATGTATCAGGTAATCCATACTGCAACCTATATATTTGTTTCGCTAATTTTCTTAATCCGTTTTTATATAACTTCTTGAAGAATCTTACATCATGGTTTCCAATACATACTTTTACTTCTGGGAATACTTTAACCCAAGCTTTTAATTTTTCTTTTGCTTGTTCTGCTTCATCTGTAACATTCAAAGCCTGGGAAGATTGATCATAATCACTTAATGCACAACCATCTATTAAATCACCAATCTGTACTATATCAGTAACACCCCATTTAATAAAAGTATCAATACAAAATTTTATATAATTAGGATGTGCGAAAGGTTCTTGTGTATCCCCTATAACCCCAACAACTCTTGGATGTTTCTTTCTTTCTTCTTCAGGTAATAACCATAATCTTTCTTCGTTTGCTTTTCTTCTCTTTCTCCACTTTGCTAATGTACTCGTGAATGAGCTGTAGCTTGTCTTTTTACCAGTTTTCTCATTGTGAAACAATAATATTTCTTTTACTGAAATTCCTTTATCTGACATTTCTAAACATTTGTCTATTATGTTGTTTGGTGTTGTTCTGTTCATATAGAATGTACTCCTCTCA